GATTTGCACTGGTACGTGGTGCTCTGGCGGCACGCCTACCACCTACACCATCGGCGGCACCGTCACGGGCCTCACCGGAACCGGAATGGTCCTGCAAGACAACAGCGGGGACAACCTCTCTGTGTCGAGTAATGGCAGCTACACATTCCCGACCGCGCTCTCGAACGGCGCGGCCTACAGCGTCACTGTCCTGACTCAGCCGTCCGGCCAGACCTGCGTTGTGTCATACGGCAGCGGCACGGTCAGTTCTTCAAATGTTACCAACGCCAACGTATCCTGTCCGCCCTCCGTGACTCCAGGAACACCGCTAGCACCTATGCTGGTCAAGAACACTCGCACGGTAAATGGTACTAAGGAAACCGTGAGTGCAGGGTGGATTGACAAGCCAAACACTCGCACTGGCTATTTTCTTTGGGGCGCGTCGGGCAACCTGCTCAAGACGGGAACGCCCTCCGCTAATTCAGCAGGTAGTTACTCTTTCACTTGGAGCGGTTCATCTACTACTCCTGTAACCTTGGAGCTATGCAACGCCCAGGCATGTACCTTACCTGTTCAATTCTAACGAAAGGAAAGCCCTATGCAGATGCTGACGGTAGCAGGCAGGCTGGACTGGGGTGGTTGGCTTCGCGGCGTATTCGGTGCATTAATTAGTGGAGGCGCCAGTTCCGTGGCCTCTGCTTTTGGTACGGTTGTATTGGACAAGAATCACGACTTGAATGTTTTCGCTATGATGGGAATAACTTTCGTATTTAGTGGGCTAATCTCTTTAGCGAAGTTTCTACAAACGCAGCCTATCCCCTCGGAGGAAAAGTGAACAAGATTAACTGGTCGGCGGCACTCCCCGTAATCGTGACTATCACAGCTACTCTAGGAACGGCGATTCTAACTCCATCTTTTCTAGTCATGCATCCTCTCGTTTTCTCAGCCCTGAACGCAGCCGCTATGCTTCTTCACGCGGCATTGCCTTCAGTCTTTGGACTAGGGACCGGCTCTAAGGGCTGATAGGTGTCTCCCCTCGAATTCAAACTATATCCTCTGGCCTTGAAGGTGGCTCTGTACACCGCCCCTTTGGGTCTCTTGTTGGCACTACAGGCGGAGGGCTTCTACATAGACTTGTGGAGAGGCTCTCTAACTGTACTGGGTACACTCTTGCTGCTTATCGGCAGGAGTGTACTCCAGAGCCAGAAGCGGCTTGCTGACGAACTTCGTCTGCATCGTACGGAAGAAGCAAGGCATATAGCCGAAGTAAAAGACTTTCAAGAGCATCTGCTCACTGCTTTAATCCGTTACGTTCTTCATGCACATCCAGATCAGGGTTCGGAGTTGGTTGCTGTGATAGATGATGTAATGCGTGAAGTGCGGCGCAAGGGATAAGGAGAGTCTATGCCTGCTGTAATCAGTACGACTGGGAGTAAAGCTTCTGCCGCGCAGATTATTCGCGCTGCTATGCGCGTATTGAATGTCGTAGCGAGTGGCGAAGACCCGGAACCTGAGGAACTGGAAGACGCACTAACTGTCCTAAATGGAATGATTAACTCTTGGCAGATAGAACGGCTGATGATCTTTACGATACAGCGCCTTCAGTTCTTCGTCGGGAGCACGGGACAGCCCCCCTTGAAGCAAGTCTATACCGTAGGGCCTACGGGAGACTTCAACATTCCCTGGCCTCCAGCAATTCCCCGGATTGGCGTAATCAATCTTTCCAATCCACTACAGCCGCTAGAACTGCCTATGGAGATGCTTACAGACGTAGGCTGGCAGTCCATTCCGGTAAAGAATATACAGAGCACATTGCCTACCAAGGTTTGGGATGACCTTTCCTTTCCGCTTCGTAACTTAAGTGTGTTCCCTGTGCCTACAGTTCCGGTAGGATTCGCTTTGTACATTTGGAGTGCTATTCAGGAGTTCTCTGACCTAAACACACAGTTTTCCTTTCCTCCAGGATACTTGAGCGCAATGAAGTACGGTCTTGCAATGCGTCTTGCCCCTGAGTTTGGACAGGCATCTCCTCCTCCCATAGTAGCGCAGATGGCAATAGAATCGAAAGCGAGAATCAAAACGCATAATATCGTCTCTTTGGAGATGCGTTGCGACGAAGCCCTAGTAAACTCTGGACGGACTTCATATAATTGGATAACGGATGGCCCTGGCTCCGCAGATCGAGGCTAATGAAACACCTTCTTGCACAGGTATCCAGTTGTACTGTATACTTGTTTGCGGGAGGGCTGTCTAAAGCACAGCGATTGCTGTATTGGTATCTTCGATGCCATTTTCATGCAAAGGATTTGAAATTAGAATACCCAGTTGGAATCTATTCACTAGACATCGCGTATCTTCCCTCTAAAGTAGATATCGAGTCAGATGGAAGCTATTGGCACAGTAGAGTAAAAGAGAAAGACGCTCGCCGCGATGCAGAATTAAAGGCGAAGGGGTGGACAGTGATTCGTCTATCTTTAGGTTCTGTAGCCGCTGTTAAGAGATTGGACTTAAACCCCATCATAAAGCAGATTCGAAAGGCAGCGTAGACAATGAGCAGATTCGGCCTAATCGGTCCTAGCTATCAATCCGAAAGCGTAATCGCAGATTGCCAGCGTACCATAAATCTGTATGTGGAATCCATAGAGTCGGGTGAGGGCATTGGACAGTTCGCGCTCTATCCGACTCCTGGTTTATCCCTATTCGCTTCCGGCACAGACCGCCCCGTGCGAGGATTCACGGAGATTAACGGCAGGCTGTTTATTGTGATTGGGAGTGTATTCTACGAATCAAACTCTGCCGGGGTTCTTACTAGTCGAGGTACTGTTATCAATGACGGGCTTCCAGTCTCTATAGCCGCTAGTCCAATTCAAGTTCTGATTGCTAGCGGAGGTGCCGCCTACGTCTTTGATGCTACAGCGAACACCTTTACGCAATTGAATCCCGCGCTCTTTGTCGGACCTGTCTCTTTTGTCGGATTCATGGATGGATTCTTCATTGCTCTAATCGCAGGAACGAATCAGTTTCAACTCTCTGCCCCGGAAGATGCCACTAGCTGGGATTTGACCGTCGTAACCGGAGTGAGTGTGTTCTCGGACAATGTTCTTGGAATGCTCGTAGACCACAGACAGCTTTGGCTGTGGGGACCGCACGAATTTGTTGTCTACTTCGATTCAGGGGCTCAATTCTTCCCTTTCGAAGTAATCCCTGGTGGCTTCGGAGAAACCGGAATTAGTGCGCCTAGAAGTACCGTGCAGCTGGATAACAGCGTCCTTTGGTTGGGTGCTGACATCCGTGGCGGTGCTATTGCATACAAAGCGGCAGGTTACAGCCCTTTGCGAATTAGCAATCATGCGGTAGAGCGGGAATGGAGCACCTACAAGACCACAACAGATGCGGTAGGCTACAGCTACCAGGAAGCTGGCCACTCCTTCTACGTTATTTTCTTTCCTACGGCGAACAAGACTTGGGTTTTCGATGTAGCTGTAGGTATGTGGCATGAGCGAGATCACTTCGACCCAACTACTGCTACTTCTACAGCGCATCTCAGTCAGTGTCATATCTACTCTTTTGGGAAGCACCTCGTAGGCGATTGGAATAGTGGGAATGTCTACGTCATGGCTATCGACACCCTAACGGACAACGGCGGTCCTATCCGCAGGGTACGCCGCGCCCCGCACATTTCGGTAGAGAATGAGTGGATATTCTTCTACCGCCTGACGCTGCATCTAGAAGTTGGATTAGGCCCACAACCGCCGCTACTGGATGGCTTAGGGAATCCTCGCGGTCCTCAAATTACTCTACGCATGAGTCGAGACGGCTCTAAGACCTGGGGTCCAGAGCATGTCCGGGATTGTGGGCAGGCAGGGAATTACAAAAAGCGTGTAATTTGGAGGCGGTTAGGAAAGGCGAGAGACGCGGTATTTGAGCTCGTAGCAACAGACCCAATTCCTTGGAGATTGATAGAGTGCTATCTCCTTGCGAATCCGGTCGCTACCCCGCAAGAGAGACTGGCGAAGAAATACATGAACTCTATGTAATCGAGGCACCTGATGACAGCACCCACAAAGGTAACAGCATTTCCTAGGCCACCCACAGACTCTCCCATGTTTATGAAAGACCCACAAACCGGGCAGGACACGGAGAATCTTTCTTGGCCCTGGCAACAGTGGTTGATTAAAGTATCTACAACTCTAGGCGCGGCAACCCCAGTAACAGGGAAGCTTTCAGATGGGACTGCCCTGAAAAGCCTTCTGTCTGCATTACAGACGCTAGGACTCATTGTAGACAACACTACTCCCTGAGCGAGAAACGCTACTAGAAGCCCGTAGAGCAATTATCTCTAAAACAAGCTATACCCCTACTAGGACAAAATTTAAATCGCTCTACGAGGCTGCAAACTGGGTTTAAAGGCATATCTAGGAAGCGTTTTTCCGGGTTAGGACACAGTAAAGGAGAGGAGTTGGAATGAAATTCCAATCAAGATGGTCCCTTTTGGTACTATTTGCCCTTTTCTGGATAATTCCCGCAAATGGGCAAGTCCCGGTGCAGATTGCCCCGGTTGCGCGGCAAAAGTTCACGGACTCTAACGGGAATCCCCTCGTAGGTGGCCAGGTTTTCACCTATCAGTCAGGAACTACAACACCACTAGCTACCTACACCGATAATACAGGCACCGTGCAGAACTCCAATCCTATCATTCTAGACGCTACAGGGAGCGCGAGTATTTGGCTAGTACAGCAATGCTACAAAGTTATCGTGGAGGACTCCTTTGGAGCAGTTCAGTACTCTCAAGACGGGATTTGTCTTCCACCCTTCTTGAACGGAAACAATGCATGGACAGGAAACGAAACCCATACGGGAACGGAAACCTTTAATGGCAGCGTAGCGATAAACAGCGGCGGCTCTGTGTCGGGAATATTTAGTGGAAATCCTACCTTTAGTGGAAATGCTACGTTCTCGGGCACTATTCATGCAACGGGTGCTCCTCCCTTTACAGTACTGGATTCAACTCTAGTTACGAACTTGAATGTGAATGATATAAACGGTGCAATTTATCCCGCAGCGGCAGCTCTGTACTCGGTGCCGGTCACAACAGTAGCTCCTATCACCGCTACGGGAATTACTGCCGCAGTTGTCAATGCTGTTGGGAGTGGATTCAATGTTGGTGATCTGCTCGCCGTTACAGGCGGCGGAGGTTCTGGTGCTATTCTACAGGTCGCCACGGTTAGCAGCGGTGCAATAGCTACTTTCAATGTGCTGTCTGGAGGGAGTGGCTACACTACTACTACAGGTGCGACGCTATCCGAGCTAACAGGCAGCGGCTCCGGTGCGCCTACTGCCAATGTGACTGTAGGCGGTACTGCCCTTCAGGGTGCTGTTTCTTCCGCTGTGCTACCTAACTGTTCCGCATTTGGAAACAGTCTCACCTTCTCGGAAGTGACGCACCAATTTGGATGCAATACGAATTCAGGATTCAAGATTGAGTATGTGGGCTCATCGCCAGTTACAGTCGCTAATACCATGTCTGAGACTCCTTTGATGTCTTTTTCCCTGCCTGCGAATGAGTTAACTTCCAGTCAGGTATTGCGGCTTGCCGCAGCAGGAGTTTACAGCACAGTAGGTGCGGGTGTAACCGCCACTTTCACCTTTAAGGTAAAAGCTGATGGACTGGTTTTAGCTTCCCTGTCTACCGCTGATGATAACTTTCCCGTTACCGGGGCAAACGATGGTTGGAGGATAACACTGGACGTAATTTGTGCAACGGCAGGGAGTTCCGGCACGGTAGAGTCTCAGGGTGACTTTTTTACGGCAACTGGAGTGGCTGGAACCACACCTACTACAATCCCGCTTATGAATGCTGCTACGCTCTCGCTAGATACTACAGTAGCTCATACCATTTCCGTGTCTGTCACTATGACGGGGCTTGCTCCTAGCCCCGATGTATATACCGTACAGCGGCAGTTTATTGCGGAGCGTCTAAATTGATTCCCGTCGAGCGGTTGCCTGATGAGGAGTTTCCGCTGCTCAAGAATATTGAGGAAGGGTTCGTTCCCCCGAAAGATAGCATCGTGCTTGTTGCAAAGGTTGGAGATGAAATCGTAGCCCGGATGTTCCTGCTAGGGGTGGCACATGTGGAAGGAACGTGGATTAAGCCGGAAGTACGTTCCGGGATATTGCTGAAAAGATTGATGAATAGAATGGAGGAGGAGGCCAGGAAAATCGGAATCACAACCCTCCTTGCCTACTCTGAGAGTGACGAAGTAGACAGCTATCTAGAGCGACTGCACTTCTCCCGCAGTCCTCTCCACATCTGGAAGAAGGAAGTGTAGCCATGCCTATCGGCTCAATAATAGGTGGAATTACCGGAGCAATCGGCGCAGGGCAACAAGCTTCTGCTGAAAAATATGCGGCTCAACTACAATATCAAGCAGAGCAGACCGCTTTAGCCCAGCAGCAGTCCCAATTTGCCCAGAATCAGCAAAACATCTCTCCCTTCGTACAAGCAGGACAGGGAGCGACAACTTCCCTTGCTAACTTGATGTCGGTGCCGGGGCAGGGACTACTTACTCCATGGACACAACAGTTCGAAGCGCCTACCCTCGCGCAAGCAGAGCAACAGCCCGGTTATCAGTTCACCTTGCAAGAAGGCTTGAAGGCGATGCAGAACTCCGCAGCCGCGAGAGGCGGACTGTTGAGTGGTGCGACACAGAAAGCTTTGCAAGGCTACGGGCAGCAAGCCGCGACTACGAACTACCAGAACGTCTATAACAACTTGCTGAACCAGTACCAGATGGGCTATCAGCAATTTCAGCAGAATCAGGCGAACACATACAATCGTTTGCTCGGGCTAGGACAGCAGGGACAGAACGCCGCGCTCGGATTGAGTCAGCTAGGGCAGCAAGGCACACAGAATCTAGCAGGTATCATGCAGTCTGGCGCAGCAGCGCAAGGTAACTTGCTCTCCAATGCGGCATACCAAGGTGCCTCGGGATTGAATGCCCTCGGCAGTTCGATTGGAGGCGCTCTTAGCAATTATGGCAGCCTAGGTTCCTATACCGGAAACTGGAATCCTTTCACGCAACAGCAATCCCTCGCTAACGTGATGAAGTACGGCAGTGGGGGTGGAGCTAGCAGCTATAGCCAAGGAGTCCCCGCTGGTATTCCCAACACCTATAGCGGATTGGCTAATGGTCCGGCAGCCCCTTGGAATGCACCACCCCCAAATATAGCTTCAAGCTACTTTGGGTAATCTAGAAGGAGACAGACATGGCATCGACACCTTCAGCAGCAGCGGCACTCGTAAGACCCGTTCCTAGCGAACTAGATGCGCTGGGACAAACTACACAGATTGCAAACCTGATGCAGGCAGGACAGGAACAGCGTCAGGACATTCAAGCCAAGCAGCTAGCAAACCAACAGTCACAAATGGAGCTAGCATCACAGAAAGCAATGATGACTGCGATGCAGAATCTATCTCAGCAACGGAACTCTCTTACCGGACCTGCTCAGGATGCGTTTGACGGTAGTTTTTATGACCGGCTAGCTGACGAGTACCAAAAGCAGCCGGGAGCAATGCCTGATAAAGTTCTAGCCCTCCGCCAAGCAAAATTGAAGTATGAGACCGACCTTGCAGACAAGAACGAAAAAGACCTCAAGAATCAACTAGACTGGCACAATGGACTGGACGATGATCTTGCAGCACTCCAAACAGAGAAAGACCCCGCGAAGCAGGCGGCTCTATTCGAGAAGAAGCTCCCTATATGGAAGCAACAAGTGGCACAATTTGACCCGTCTTTCGGTACATTTTTTAATGGACTTCAGTACCAGGGGCCAGATACAATAAGTCATCTTGCTACCCTGAACGGGGCCTTAACACACCAGACGGATAGGGTTTTGAAGGATAACCAGGCAGCGGAGGCGGCAGCGCGTGCCCAATCGGAAGGATTGAAGTACGAGGGCGGCACTTGGTGGAAAGTTGGTCCTAAGGGAGAACTGTCCCAGGCAGATATAAGCGGGATAAGCCCGGCGGCTCTAGAATTGTCCCTTGGTAAGACTGTTGATAATATCACTTCGGACCCTGGCCTGCGGAATACCACAAAAGAGAGTATCAAGCAGTACCTAAGCCAGAACAACTACACAGAGGCGAATAAAGCCGTAGATGCGCTCCGGGCAAAGCAAAATGACATAGATGCGGAACGCTTGCTGGAACCGATGAAGCGAGAACAGGCTGCTATGCTGGAACAGATTCGCAACGGTCCCTTGAACGATGCTCAGAAATCTGTAGTCTTAGGACCAGTCTCTAAAGAGACAAATGATTACGCAAAGATTGCAACGAACATACAGCAGGCAGAAGCGGCTCTTGCTCAGGCAAAGGACGGGAGTCAACTCGCCAATGCCCTTGTTCCGCTACAGACCTTGCTAGGGATTACGGCGGATGCAAAGGGAGTACGCATGAACATGGGACTGGTAAACGCTCTCGGTCCTAACGTAGGCAACCTCGCTCGCAACGTGCAAGCGATGTGGGATAAAGCGGCTACGGGTAAACTGCCGGAGGGAACGCTGGAAGAGACACGTAAGCTCCTGGATATGATAGCAGATACACAGTATCAGGGGTATCAAACGAGAGTAGGAACTTCCATAGACAGCGTAAAGCTACCTCCTGGTACAGGAGGCTTCCTAGACAAGGATGGAGAGTTCATTACCGCAGGTGAGTTAATGCGACAGCGGCAAGCCTCAAGAAAAGCAAACGCTATGCCTCCGGGTTGGACACCCCCTCCCGCTCCCGGTGGTGCCGCTCCTGTTGGCGGGGGCGTAGTTAACCCTTGGTGAGATGACCTATGGCAAACGAACAAGCACAGCAACAACAAGCTCCCACTTTTGACCCAATAGCAGAATTCAGGAAAGCATGGCCTAAGTCGAACTTCACAGATCAGCAGATTCTACAGGGCCTGCAAGACCCTGCTAAATTTCGCAAAGCGTTTCCACAGTACGCGAGGCTAGATGATGCCACGATTGTACATAACATGGCCGCTCACAATCCGCAGGAGCAAGTCAGCTATGCAGCTCCTGGTTCTGTTGCTCCCCAGTCCTTTACAAAAGGGAGTCCTGAGGAAGCAGCTTTTCTGGCAAAGAACCAAGGTGCAGTTCCTGTTCAAACGGTTGCGCCTGTTTCTACTCAGACTATGCCAGGGACAGGACCGACTAACAAGGGGCAGCCCATTCCTGCTATGCAGCCCTCTACGGGAGGCAATCCTCTCACTAATCCTAACGTAGTTCGTGCAGCCACGGGAACGCTCCCCTACGTTGCAGGAACAGCGGGAGCAGCAGCAGGAACAATGTTGGGAGCTAATCCTGCAACAGCGGCAGCAGGAGGAGCACTTGCTGGTGAGGCGGGAAAGCAGGCGGAGTTAGCAGCCAACCGTGCTATCTTTGGAGAAGGAGAGCCAAGCCAGACTTCGCCTTACGAACCGGGGAATCTAGTAGATACCGCAACCCGGATGGCAGGCAATGCCGCAGCAGCGGCTCCTATAGCTAAGGGAATAGGAATGGATATGGAGGAAGCTGCTGCTAAGAAAGCCGCTGCGGAAACAGCGGATATTGGACAGCAGATTACAGAGCAGACAACGGCAAAGCAGGGTCTCAAAGCCAGCGCACAGAAAGTAATGAATCTCGCTACCGAGGCCACGGACGATGGCGTAACTCTAGACCCGCACGTAGACTTGAGAGCCTATGTCAATAAACTCCCAAAAGCCGCGCAACAGGAATTTCTAGACAAAGTGATGCCAAAAATCAGTTCCATTGGAGATTCGATTGTAACGAAGACCAAAACGGGTTGGGCAGCAACCCCTACGGACGTTCTCAAATACAGGGATGCTGTTTACGATATGATGCAAAACGATTCTAAACTCGCTCCCTATGCAGATGATGTTTATGAGCAGCTAACAAAGACTCTCCAGAGTAAAATGAAGGAAGAAGGCTACCGAGGATTCGGCAAGGCAGATAACCTAATCCAAGCGGGTACTAATGTGGAGAACACGGCTTCCGCTCTTGGAAAAGCAGCTCCGGCTCCTGTAGCTTCGACTCCGCTAACTTTAGATGAAGACCCGGCAGTCGAGAAAGCGGAACCTACGATGATGTCTAAGGTGAAGGCTTTTGCCAAAGCGCACCCGGTTGCAACTGGAATAGGGACATACCTGGCAACAAGAGCCTTGGGCAATGCAGCAACAAGGAAGATTTCGGACGTGATGGGCGGAATACCGTAAACTCAGGAGGTCAGATGGCAGACTTAATGCTAGTTCAACTCATAGCGGATAAGATTGCTAAAGCTGAAGGTTATGGAGAGAAAGACGCTACTCCTACGGATGCTAGGAATCCGGGGGACTTAATGTTGGGGAAGCGATTTAGCATTTCCGTAACGCACAAAGGCGTAGTCTACACCGGCACTATCGGTGGAATCACAATTTTCCCGAAAGCGGACAGAAGTACGACTATCGGGGATAAGGAGGATGGCTGGGCGGCACTCTGGAGAGAGATTTCCAACATTCTGGATGGCAAGTCTATTTTCTATCATCCTGCGATGACTATTCAGCAGATTGCGGATAGTTGGACCCGGACAGACCCAGATGCCTGGGCGAAGAACGTAGCCGATGGCCTCAACGTTTCACTAGACACAAAGATTGGGGAAGTACAAATTGAATCAGCATAAGGAGACAGGCATGAATCGCAGAGGATTTCTAGGCAGGACGATTGCGGCACTCGCGGTAGTTTGCTCGGGGGGATTCTCCCTCGTAGGATGCTCCGCAACAAGTGTTATGAATGATTTGCTAAATTGGATTCCGGTCGGGCTGAAAGCCATCAGTTCCGTTCTTACGTTGCTTTCCGGTGGGGGGATTATCCTCGGGCCTCCAACGATGGTAGTAATCGGTCTAGTTCAAACCGGGCTAACAGACCTAAAGCTAGCGATTGCAGAGTATCAATCCACGACCCCGCCTCCGGCAGGTGCGCTTGCCAAAATCGACACTTTTCTATCTGATCTAGTGTCGAATCTCGGGACGATTTTGCAGCAGCTACCTGCTGGCCCGGCTAATACAATTACACTTGTAGCTGGCCTGTTTGAACTTGTCCTCTCCGCAATTCAGGGATTCATGGTGCAGATTCCAGCTGTGGCCACTTCCCTGCCGAAAGCGCAGGCGGCAGTTAACCGGGGATTCATCATTAACGGTGTATCCGTATCTATTTCGCCCCGTAAGAATCTTACCCGGCGCTCGTTTATTCACGATTTTAACAAGCTAGCGACTGCGGGTGGGCATCCTGAAGTAAACCTTCACGAATCTTTGCTTCAGCATCTCTAAATCTTGCCAAAATGCGGGAGAGGTGATTAGATTCCCCCCTAATTCCTCTCCCGTCCCTCCTAGACTCCGAAAAACGCTTCTTAAAACCATGTTTAAACCCAGTTTGCAGCCCCGTACAGCGATTATTTTTTCGTCCTGCTATACCCCTACCCGGAATTAGGGAAAGTCTCTTAAAACGCCTCTAATAGCGTTTTTCGACATTCTGATAAGATTTCGACACGAAAAGGAGAGAAAACATGGCAATAAAGACGAGCAAAGGGCATTATCTTGGCGCATTTGCATCGAAGCCGAATCCGAATGAGTTGGGATTTCCTTCGCATCTGATTGTACGAACGGGTGAGTTTCCAGTCCGGGCGTTTGTAAAGGGACCGCTAGGCCCTACAAAAGACCAAGGGCAGCAGGGCAGTTGTACCGCACACGGCAGCACTTCTGAAGGAGAACGGCTGTATCGCAGAGGTGGCAGATTTCCTATCTTCTCTCCGGCGTTTCATTACTATATAGAACGCCAGCTAGAAGGGACGCTAGCGCAGGGAGATTGCGGCGCACAGGTGGATACGAGCCTTGTCGTTGCTCAGAACGGAGGATACGGATTCTGTCCTCTAGAGCAGATGCCGTACAGCGACTCGGACTATTCCACATCACCTTCCGCGCAAGCTCTTGCAGCAGCCCTGAAGTATCCCGGCGGCTCTCACCACTCTATCGGCAATAATATCGCCAATATCAAGTCTTGTATTCTCTCCGACTACACAGGAGTGATTGGAATTGCAATCTACAGTTCCTTTGAAGATGAATCGGTAGCTAGCTCGGGACTAGTGCCTTACCCTAACCTGAGCGTAGAGCAACTAGAAGGTGGGCATGAAACACACGCACTAATCGGATTCGACGATACAATTCAATGCCCTAATGCCCCACATTCCGGCGCTGTTCTTTGTCAGAACTCGTGGGGGACGAATTGGGGAATTGCTCCCCCAGACCCGTCCCTGTCCACGCAGCGGGGATTTTACTGGCTCAGTTACGACTTCTTAATGAATCCAATGCTAACAAGCGATGTGCGGATGCAGCATTTAGGAAACCCCTGGGAGTAACTACTCTGCGTTACGCTCGGCGTCGAGCTGGCGTTGAAGGTCGTCTATCTTTCCATCCAGCAGCATCTCGATGTCTTTGTACGCGTCCAGCCGCGCAATCCGCTCGCGCCGGGCAAGCTCTTCGTCATCCTTTAACTCGTTTAGCGCGTGCTCCCAGCCCTTGTCGTAAGCCTTGTCCCACACTTCATCGCCATACTTGTAAAGCGCCTCCGCCGCTGGCTCGGTAATGAGGGAGAGAATGTGGTCACGGATATTTATAGCAGTATCTTCCGCGTCAGTTGACCTGATCCAGTGTGCGAGTTCTACCGCCTGCCTCAGCGCCGCCGCCACAGCCGCTTGAGTCTGCTGCTCCTGCTCGCGGCCAGTTAACGCCTCCAACCGTGCATACTTTTCGGGAGTCGTATGCCCATCCCATTTACGTCCCTGAAATCTTTTCAAGTGGTCGAATTGAGTTACTTCTGAATCTCGAATATGCCACGATACTTGACCACTCGGTAAGTCGATATAGACCACCCAGCGCCACTCATCATCCCACGAGGTATCCTCATCTGGATGACGTTCCAAGCTGGCTGGAAACAATTTCGATAATGCGGCGACAAGATTATTGCGTTCTGCATATGCTCCATGCTTTTCGTCCCGTAATTGCTCCTGCTCGCGGCAGATGCGGCAGTATGGGGCTTGTTTCTCACAATTCAGATTTGCCACGTTACCGCATACCGCTAGAGACGAGTTATGTGCTTTGCACCAGCCTTCGACCCACGCCGCCATCGGATGCCCCTCCTTGCCGCACGGCGAGGGCGCGAGCAGCGCCTTCATGCTGTCCAGGGCTTCGACGTGCTCTTGGCACACTTTGTGATAGTCCGCGAGCTTGTCCTTCATCTCGTAGAATGTCGTGCTCCAAGACAGGAATCGCTTTCGTGCATCCTCCAGTGATTCGTCCGCCCCCGCAATCTCGCCGAATACTTCCTCGTAGATAGCGAGCTTGGCCTGCACGTCGGCCAGTGTGTCGAGTAGGTCTTGCTCACGTGGAGATACGTGATAGGTGTCCCGATGTTGCCGCAAGGCCGACAGTAAAAATTCGTTCAAAATGGCCATCTCATTCCTCCTTGGCGAGCAGGGCGCGAGCTTCTGCGACCGCTGTATCGTGCATCTTTAGCTGTGCTTCCTTCGAGGGCCAATCTATGAAGACCATCGCATGAAGCGCCTTGATATCCTCTTGAATCTGCACCCGCAACTCCTTCACCCTCTCGCGCTGGGCGGCGAGTTCTGCGTCGAGGATGGATAGGATGGTATCCGCTTCGGATGCACATACAATATGGCAGTCCGCTCCCATATCATGTGCAGGCTCACCAACCACAGTCGTAGTCGGTGGTCCCTCTTCCGCGCAGAGATTGCAAGTCAACGCTGCCAGCTTCTTCCGCAACTCCTCCCGCTTACGAATCTCCGCTCGTACCTGCTCGACGGGCTTCGTGCGGCCAGCTTGTACGTCGGCCAACCCGTCCGCAATATCCAGCATTTCCTCATCGGTCAACTTCGGTCGCAACTCCTCCCGGTCAGTCACAGATTTCTTCTCTACGACCTTATCCTTATCAGCAATCTTCATTTCCACAAAAATAGCGAGCGCATTTGCCATGCAATCGAACCCGCAACACTTATCGCACCTGCGCGTATGTTCGTAGACGGCTTCCGTAAGCTCCTTACGTAGGTCAGCCACGAGCTTTCCTCCCCGCACATTTTGGGCACGACACGCACTTCGCGCAAATGTCGTAACCGCACCTTGGGCATCCCCAATAGTGAATGTGCCCAGCGTTGCGCCTGAATCTTGGTAGTTTCCGCTTCATCGCTTCGACCTCCCCGGCCTCGGCCCCTGCTCACGCGCGGTGAGGGGACGAAGTTCCCGTTCCAAGAACCCCACAGAACCACTCTGAGTCCAATAGACCCAGCCACATTCACCCTGCAAAGCCCTTGTTGCTATCAGAATACAGGCATCTGTATCCCGTACAACGACACGCTGCCCCACCTTGAACTTCGGCTTCTTCGTCATCGCGTCACCGTCCTTTCGGCCCGTAGCAGTCGTATGTCTCGCGCCCGATGACAAGCTGGTGTGTCGAAGCTGGAAGCTCGACAGGATGCATCACCGGATGCTCCGCGTAGTAGCGGTCGTCCACAACTTTTCGCTCGGACCATCCTGCGTAAAAGCTACACACCAATGAGACGAATAAGGCACCCACGACTATGCACTTATCGAACCAAGTCAGCATCGTCACTCCTTCCGTCGCGAGGCAGTCAGCCAGTTCAAGATTGCCATAAGGGTCTTGCTATCTGGCGAATGCCCCATCTCGATACGGCACAACGTCGGAGAGCTAATGCCTATCTGCTTCGCAGCCTCGCGCATTCCCAATTCGGACATCAATCGCCATTTACGAAGAACGATTCCAAGATTCATCGCTCACCTCATTCTGGCTCGAAACCCTGCGAAGGATGGCCGTTCCAGTAATCGCAACTGTTGGGCTCGTCCGCATCTCGCCGGACCCGTGAGTTTCGAAACTGCGCCCCTCACCCGCTCTGCGCGGCTCCCGGCCATCCATCGAAAGGCTCGCTCCCTTAGCGATAGCTGGGGTTTTGTTTCACGACCGCGTTAATCACGATGCCGTCCACCGTCTTTACGTCTTTCTCCTTCGGTGCTGGAAGTCCACCATTCCCCTGAATGGTTGCCGAGCACCCATCCAGCAGCTTGAACAGTGCTATTTCGGCTGGATGCTCAGGCTCTAAGTACAACATGACTCCGTTTCCGGTAGCCGTACATTCGACAACTTTCATTTTTTTGCCTCCCTCGAATCGAAACTTTGCTCGCTCCTACGCCATCGCCGCCTCAGCGAGCATCGGGCGACGGTTGCTGCGACCCCAGAATACATTTCGCACAAGTACATTCCTCAACGTGTTCTAGCGGCAGTGGGCATCACCCCGCTTTCCCGCGCCGGTTGCGCGTTCGCACCCTCGTTAGGCTACGGTGCCGCCGTCTTCTCCATCTGCACGCGAATCAACAGTTGCGCACCAATGCGCTCTACGGTGTAATAGTTTGCAAGACTCACAGCAACTTGTCCTACGGCTACGCGGATTTCCTTCTCGAATTGTTCGACAGCTTGCTTGACGACGCGTTGCCGCGCTTCGGTGATTGTGTTTTCGAGCGCCTTGAGAATGTCCCGCTCGATGGAGATGGATTCGACAGTCATCGCTCACCTTTCCCTTTCCGGCCCAGCGGGGCCTACTGCTCAACCTCTCCGGTTCCCGACACGTACGGACGCCAGATGAAGTTGTGCGAACCTCTGCCGCCGCCCTGTGCTTGCGGAACGTAGACGAAGGTCAGGTCGAGCGTCCCGCTCACCGCGTCGCCATCCTTGTCCGGGTCAGCGGAACTGGCAAAGCCCAGCTTAATCTCGGTCGGCCCGTGCGACGATGCACTTACCACGGTCACGAACGTCGTGGGCGCGAAGATGCCGTTGAAGCTCACGTACCCGGTGCCGTTCTTGTTCAGCACGACCGCTGCCTGTGTCGCCTGACCGCCGATGGTCATAGGCACGCCGCTGCACCACATGAGATAACCGCCCTGCGAGCACGCCGACGACTGCGTGATCACGATGGGCTGTGGGTCGTCCTGTGCGTGAACCGCCCCGGCAAACGCGAGGACTATCGCTGCCAGCCCCAGCATCTTCCGGTACCGCCTGATTGCCCTTGCCAGTACTGCGAGTGTTGCCTGCTTCTGTGTCATTCCCGTTCTCCCCTCAGTTGGATTTACTTCTTCTTCAGCTTACGAAGCTCGTCGCGAATCTCGCGCAAAACGTCCTGTAGTGCCTTCGTGCAAATGATGGCCAACGCCATCATGCCCACCGTGAAAATTACAGCGGTTAACGGGCCCATCGCTCCCTCACCTTTCCGCTCGCGGGTCGGGCAGCGCGTTGACGATTTCCAAGACTATCGCCGCCAACTGAGTGGCATACGTGCTCCCATGTGTTCTGGCCATTCGATAAATATGCTCAGTGCGCTCCCGCAGCTTCTCCTTCTCGCTCGGCTCCGCTGGTTTGATTGCGACATGTACATGGTCCCCAACATGACCATGCGGTAAGTTGCAGGGGCCGATAGACCCTAAGTGGGCACCGCAAGTAAGTGGCACAGGCTGCGTCGGCCACGGCTTGCCGTTGATTTCGAGCAGGACTAAGCCTATGGCTTCAAAGTTGTGACCGTCTCCGACGTGCAACCAGCCACGTCCATTGCTTTCTTTTAAGCGTTCCTTGAACCGCGTCCCATCCGGTATCTCAATCAACAGCTTCATCGCAACCCCCATCCCAGAAGTAGTCCCAGCGCCGTTCCCAGCGCGTAGAACGCGAAATCCTGCACGCCGCCATTCCATCCGCCTGACACGTCCAGCCGTTCCTCGTGCATGTCGAACCAGAACTCTTTCCATAGCGCGAACACGATGATGGCGCCGGCGACCGCCAGCATCGGTTTGGTGCCCCAGTGCGCGGCGACTATCACCAGATTGCAGGTGACCGAGGCGTGCGCCACCTGCGCCAGTTCATCGAAGGTTGGGTTGGTTAGGCTCATCGCTCTCCTTTCGAACGCTTGGCGCGTTCCTTGGCCTTGTAGTACATCCCTACCGCGAACAGGATTCCGCAGAACACCAGCATCATCCCGAAGTAGGCGAGCACGTCCCACAAGGCTGGCGGCGTCACAGGCCCGTTTGCTCCGGGTGCCATCATCGACATATCACCCCCGCCCTCTGGCAGCTCTGGTGGATCGCGTGCTCATTGAGCGCAATCCCCGCAATGTGAATTGTGCTCAATATTAACGGATAGTGTGGCAACCACTTCGACTTGCCGTCCCAGGTCTTATGCCCGTACTGCGAAACCATCTCCAGACAGTCATCCTTGCCGTGGTTGCCGTGTTTCGAT